GTTAAGCACCGCTTTATTATTTCAATTAACTATTAGGAGAATGAACTGCCATAAGAGAATGCTGATGGATATCTTACGATAATATCAAGCAACTGGTTAGCAGTTATCCTTACCAAACCAGAAGGTGCGTTTGTGTAAGGATCAAATATGATATCAACACCATCCCACATCGGAATAATTACCTGTGACCAGTCACCAAAGAACATATCACCTGCTGTGACCAGGTTAGTTGTTCTCATCTGATAACCATTAACAACATTATTTTCGCAGATGTAAGTTGCCTGCCCGGTTTCTTTTACTCTTGATTTAAGAGCACCGCGATGAGCTCTGCGTGTTACATAATACATACCTGTGTCATCACCAAGCGAATCATCAATCAATGTTTCGAAATCAACTGCCTTTGCCCAATCCATTGAAGCAATGCTACCAACAGCCCCAATACCGGTTGTGCTTTTAACTCCTGTTGGTGCACCGCCTGTGCCATCACCATTAAGAACTGCATTCTGCACTCCAAGTGCAAGTGATTTTATCAAATCATTTACAAAAATTGATTCAGCGGCTGGATCTGATTGAATCATCAATTGCTTGGTGATGTCAATATAGCGTCCGCCTCTTTTTGGCGTAGCCGTTCTTTCGGTTGTAGTTGGTGCACCTTCTGCAGTTGTAGCTGCTTCGGTTGCTGCCCATCCGTGACCTGCAGAAGCATCCAGAACCGGAATTTCGACGTTGCCCTTTCTTCCCGGCATTAGGGTTAGATTATCGAGAACCATTTTCTCATACAGATAATCTATAAACATTGAGCCGATATGATCTGTGCCAACGAGTTCTGCTGCGTGTGTTGCTGTGCCTGCGAGCAAATCAAATTTCTCTGATTTTGTGCCTCTTCCAACTTTTGGAAGTATAGCATTGTGAGGAAGGAAAATACCACTTGGAGTTTGCCCGGAGTTCTTTGCATACTCATCAGAAAGTTCGCGCTCAAAACATTTCAATCCGGGATTCATCGAAGCTCTTACTGCACCGAGCAGGCTATAAAGTTTTACTTCTTTATTGCTCAGTTCAACAGTTGGTTTTGCAACTGCCTTGCTTTCGCTCACAATCAAATCACCGATCTGCTTTGCAAATTCTTTTGAGTCATTGCCTTCTTTGATGTAAAGATCGCGCAGGGCTTCCAGGTTAACATTTTTAACCTTTTCTTTGAAATCTGCAGCAAGCCGGGTTATCGATGCCTTTCTCTGCTCCTCTTTCCTCGCATTGTCCTCATTTAATTTGATAGCAGCCTTTTCGTTAGCAAGCCGGGTTTCTTCGGCAAGCTGTTCAGCGGTTTTTTCCATTTTAGTATCCTTTATTTTGGTGTTAGAATTAGTATTAATTTTTTGGTCAAATTTTACAGGCAATCCAAATTCTTTAAGCAGCTCGATTATTTCTTCTTTCTTTTTGAGATCATAAAAATCATAACCGAATGCGCCTACAGTCGGCACAGCCCCGGAATAAACAGAAGAACCTTCCACCGGCTCCCACAAATCAACTTCATAAATCGGCATTTGTGTTTCGATGGAAAGATTTTTTTCTTCCTCGCTCATATCATCGGCTGCCATTTCACGAATCTTTTTTATATCAAATCCAACGGATGAATAAGGCCTTATGCCGTCAACAATATCGGTCATCAATTCTTCGCCGGAAGGATTGCGAGAAAATTTAACATCGCCGCCCAGCACTCCATCTTTATTCAAATAACCGTTAAGAATTATTCCGCGCTGGTCCTCTGCAAGATGATCTTTAAGAAATGGCGCACCCTGCTTTTGAGTCCATCTTTCCAGCTTAACATTTTCCTTTTTTGTAAGAAGCTTCAGGTTGCCCCACCATTTTGTTACAAGGTAAGGCTTAAAGAACGTCATCGGAATGATTCTTTTTTCCTGGTCAACTTTTACTTCATTCATTTCAAAAGTAAATGAGTGAAGATTTTCAAGAGCATATTTTTTTATTTTATCGTTCATATTTATTTCTCAATTTCCTCGACTAATTTTTTGAAATGCCCGTTGCTTTTCTTTTTTACAAATGAAATAATATTTTTCATCATTTCATCATCATCAACTTTTTCTTCATCCTTATTATCATCTTCCATCTTTCGTTTTTCATCTTTCGTCTCACCGCTAACAATCCCCGCTTCCTTCATTTTATCAATTTCATATTTTCTTTCATCAAGCATATCGTCAAAATCAAGTCCCTGCCGTTTTAATTCCCTTGTAATAGTTGTAAGATTATTATCAAGAGCAAGCACGGTTGCCTGGACGTCTTTGAATGGATCTACCCAGGGGTAAGTCCGGCCAAAAAATTCAGGCTGGTTATACTTTTCAGGATTGTAAGGAAGGTCAATTGCCATATCTTTTTGATATAACGAATTAAACTGTGCAGCTTTTAACCATCTGTAAAAAACTATTTCAAGGAATGAGCAAATAATAAACTGCTGATCAACAAACCACTGATCACGTTCCATAAGCAAACCGGAACGCATAGAAGAAAAGTTTACACTTTCAAGATCGCTTAGCAATGAAGCGTAATTCATTCCGAGTGCAACGGCTATTCTTCTGTAACAAGCTTTAATAAAAGCGGGATATTGATCGTGTGGATAATCCGGAGTCCAGCTTGCAATTTTTTCACCCGGGTTCAGATATTCAACCTCGCCGTAAGATAAATTTTGTATCTGGTTACCTTCAGAATCTTCTTCATCGCCGGTAGTTTCATCGCTATTCTCACGTTCGATAACAATTGTTTTGCTTGCGCCAACTCTTGCAGCAACTATTGCAGCTTCATCATAGCTTTTTAAGTTATGAAGATCAACCATAACCGGTGCAAGATGCGAGATGCCTCTGAATTGATTTGTATGTTCAGGATCGAATAAGTGTAAAACTTGCTCTGCAGGTATTCTTATTCTCTCGCCGTTCTGATACATTCCATAAACTCCGCGCATCTCATCGGCAACCGTGGACTTCTTAAAGTGATAAGCTACCGGCTGCTTCCAGGAATTGAACTCGATGCCCATTACAATTGTGTTGCCGTTTGTTAACTCGGCGTTATAAGTTTCATCGAGAAGGTCAGGCTCAATCAGTTCAAGAGAAAAACCATATTTATTAATGTTTGCATCTTCAATAAATCTTGCAACAAATTCGCCGTCTCTTTTGTAATGCTCGATAAGCAAATAGCAAACCTGAACAAGATTAAGCGTTTTGCTCATTGTGCAGTTTTCTTTTTTACTCCAATCATACCAGGCATTTTCAATTTTATCATTCGCATCTTTATCAACATCGCCATTATCAAGCTTGCATCTCATCTGCAGCTTAAATCCATCCCGGCCAACAACATCACTTATTAATCTTTTACGATAAGCCCTAACGACAGATGAATTTTTCCATAGACTCCGTGCACGTTTACGCACGGCAACAAGATCGCCTTTTATTTCACGGTTAATTGTTCCGAGCTCTGTAATAAAATCGGCAGTCCGGCGGTTAGTGCGTGCAGCATCATAACTAAACTTCACAACCTTTGCAGGAAGTTTCTTTTCTTCACGTCCGAATATTTTTTTAAGAATATTCATCGAGATTCTTCGCTCTGCTCAGAATGACAAATAAAAAGTATAGAGAGCCTGATGGCTGCTAAACTTAACAGACTCTCTATACAAGGAGGAGATATTATGCGAACGAAAATCATTTTAGTTAAGAGCCCCAGAATGTAAGTGTTACCTTTACACTATTGGCGTTAGAGCCATCAACATCATTACCTGAAACAGCGCCACGAGTTCTCCAATTAAAGCCTTCATAACCTCTAAAGCTTGCTCCCTGGACACCGTGATTTGATGTATATAAGACTTGAGTGCCTGTTCCTGCAGCTGCAATATTTAATGTAACCGTGTAAGTTACAACTGTGCCCTGAACAGCGGTCCCATCGGCAGTCCAGTTTACAGGATACCAGTTTAATGTATCAATATCGGTTTCATTTTTAACTGTTATTGAAACAATTATTGAATCAATTTTATTACATCCGAATTGTTTAATGAGTCCGGCAAACGTTTCTGCCTGATATCCTTCCCAAACAGTATTTGCAACTGTGCCAAGATCATAAGATTTTACGCCAACAATTCCCTGCGCGGAAACCGGTGCAACAAAAACCGGTGCAACAAAAAGCAATGCAATTAAAAAGATTGCGAAAAAAGATTTTATTGATTTCATTTTTTACTCCATTTATAATTTGTTTTGATATTGGTTTACTTTTAATTTAATTTCCGTTTCAAGAGATACCATCATTGCATTACGAAAGATTCTACCTCTAAACCCACGAATAAAACCGAGCGGCAAGTCAGTAATTTCAGTAAGTTTATTATTAGAATATTTCTGTAATATTTTTTTCATAATTATTAAGGTCCTGAAACAAGTTCAGGACGAGCTCCATTGAATTAAAGTTCTTTTGCGTTTTGTAACCCCTGCTTTACGTTCATAGTAAGTGAGGAGCTTTTCAAGTTTTTCTATATCGTTGTAGGTATAATTTCTTCCTTCGATGGAAACGTCGCTCATAGTTTTTGTTGATAGTGCCAGGATTGTTGTGCGGAGGTTATCAACCATCGTCATTGCGTGTGTGCGTGCATCGGAAACGGTTGATAAATCTTTTTTAATTTCAATTACACCGGTTGCAATTAGTATTATGTGATCGGTATCTGCAATCTCCATAACGAGAGCGGTGTATGAATAATATCCGGCGGTGTAAGTTGCAGTATCACCATCATCAATTGTAAATTCGTGATTGTCGCCGTCTGCAGCGGAAGTTAATGTGATAGGATTTGCAGTTTTATTTTTAAGAAGATATTTGAGGGTATAAGTTGATGCAGGATAAGAAGCGACGGATTCGCTCCAGTTCCAATCAAGGCCGCTAACAAGGATTTGTTTTTCTATTTCCAATTACATCACTGAAAAAATTAATATTATAAAATCTTCTGTGCATAAATTGGTTAAAAAAAGAGGGTGAAAATACCTCCTTTTACATCATTTTACGATGTAAAAAATGCTAAAAATCCTTAATTATGTTGATTTGGTTCTTGAATTTTTTAATTGGCTTAACTTTTTTGCCATTAGTATCAAGCAATACGCGGGGTTTTGGTGACTCATCAAAGCTCCAATCAACAGCTTCAAGAGCAGAGTTTGCCGTTTTCTGGATTGTGCTTTTAAGTTTTACAGAAAGCTCATTCATAATTTTATAATTTTGATCGTCAAGCTCAACAAGTCTGCCCGAAAAATATTTTTCCAGTAGTTGATTTGTAAACGGCTGGATGGAAACCTTACTTGCATATCGCTCAGTAAATATTTTTACATTGCTTTCGTTAATTTCTATTTTTTTTGTTTGATACAAGAGATTAATAATTAGTAATTACATTAGACCGGTATTTCTTCTGTGTGTTTTTTTTCTTTTCATTATGAGCAAGAGGCTTAATAACAACCGGCGATTTAGGCTTTGCTTCCTTGACTCCCGAACTTTTGCCTTGCTGGGTTTCATCGCCGGTCATCTCTTCATTACTTAATGCACCAACTTTTTCATCAATATTTGCTTTATATTTTTTCCAAATTATATTTAACGACTTCATCATAACATAAGCACCGCACCAGATATCGATTGCCTCGTTTGCATAATTAGGTTTTTTCTTATCGTAAATAATTATCTGTGTAAGTCCGATAGTTTTTAATATTGCGTGCTCTGCAGTAAGCTGTTCAAAGTATTCAACATCGCAATAAGCTTTTGTGTGGTGTATCCTTCTCGGTCCCGGCTCAACTATCGTATTCAATCTTTCAAACAGAACAGCCTTAGCCGCCTGCGATCCTATCTGCAGCAGAACAGTTTTCGCTTTATTAACAATAGAAAGTTTTCGAGGAAGAAGCGGCGCACCATAACGATTCACTCCCTTTGTTGTGCCCCACTCCCTTCCCTTTATCCACATCCGTTCACACAGCTCATAAATGCTTTGCGTTGCCCATCCTGAATCGAATCCTGTTCTTCTAATATTCAATTCATAGCCATCTTTACGCTTATAAGTCCTGCTTTCACCTTCAGGAAAGAACCATTCCTTAAGCTTTTGATGCGTCCTGCGGTCCTCCGGGCTTCCTTCAATAATAAACTTATCAACAATCCAGCACTCTTCGCCATATCCCCAGCCCCAAACCTCACCCTCGAACCTTGCAGGCTTAACCTGGCTGCCTGCCTGTGCATCTACAAACGCAGTGAGTATGTAAATATCATTCGGAATTAAAAATTTATTATTCGGATCTATGTAATCTTCGCGCCGGTCAATTAAAACTTTTGCATCGGTCTCGGTTGCAACAATTCTTTTGTAAGGAAGTCCGCGCTCATTATTAATATACGATTCATAAAGCGAATCATCGCCGCCCTCAGAGGCTCTCTCTGCTTCATTCTTTGCTCTTGCAATCATCTCTAAAGAAGCAAGCGAACTGGATGCTTTACCAAGCTGATAGCTTAAATTCCGTTCACGGCTTTTCTTTTTATGTATCCATTTTCCTTTTTGAAGAATCTCAATACGTTCACGCTCGGTAATTTCATAACTGCAATGCTCACATTTTACACGCGCAGTCTCATAACGATGGTCAAATGAATGCCCTACAAGATCAGTCTGCTCCTTATCCCACACAACATTATCCTCATTAAGAAGCAATTGCTTTTTGCAGGATGGACATCTTACATAAAAGTTTGCCTGGCTTGCCTCTTCATATTTTAATTGAATAAAACTGCTGCCATCCAGCCGCGGAGTTGAGCCGTGGAAATGTTTGTAATCATATTTATAAACCGTGGTTCTTGATTCAAGATTTGTATGAGGGCTTCCCTCGGAGCGTGTAGTAATTTTTATTTCATCGGTATCGTCGTTAACAATTTTCTTAACAGACCGCTGTCTTGTTTTACCGGGTGACTGCAGATTGATAATTTCCATCCATCCGCCCGGGTAAAGCTTGTATCTTGTAGAGCTGTCATCAGTCATTCCCCTGCGTTTTTTAGCAACGGTTTTTCTTAATATAGGCGAAGCATTTATAACCGGCTCAAGCTTCTGAAGCGCAAAACTTTTCACTCCGCCGTCCGTTGGATTAGCATAAAGATACGGGCAGGGATCGTTGCAAACATCGTAAGCCCACACACAAATAAAAAATAAAGTCTTAGCCATCTGGGTGCAGCCCATAAGCGTAATGCTTCTTATATCAGTATCTATTGCCATCTCAAGCGGCTCACGCAGATGAGGCGAATTTTTTATTCTGAACGGTCCCGGAATAGGAAATGTATCAGGCAATACAAGATTATCCTCCAGCCATTGTATGATAGGAACATTAGCACGTGGACGTATTAAGCTTAAAGATTTTCTTACAATATCTTTTAGATTGAGAAGCAGATATCTTTTCTCAAGCTCGTTATACAGCTCCCGGTTGTCTATATATGTTTGAAGATCAGGCATTGAATAGCTTATTAATTTGCTACCAAATGATAATCTTTATGAGTTATACCAAAATCTTCGTTCCCTCTGGTATGTGCTTCGATGTAATATGTTCCTTCATATTTACCAAAAAGAAGATGTGGAAAAGTATATGTTCTGAAATGACCTCTGCAGAGATGAAATGTTCTCTTTATTCCTGTCTCAATACTATCCTGTTCACTTTTATTTTTTGCTCTTAGCGGATTTATTTTGAGAACTTTCCAAATAATTTTCTTTTCTCTCTTATGAGCATTTAACATTCTTTTCACTTTGGCATCCGGATCATCTTCCAATGTAGTTCTTTTACAATTCAACAAAGCCAAAGCAAAAAGAACAGGTGAAAATATATAAAGACAACAAATCATTTTTTCATTGTCGTCTTCAAATTTGTCATCCGGATCATCCGAGTCCTCTATATAATTGGCTGTTCGATTGCCATCTTTATCAATTATCAATTGAGCGTAATCTCCTCCAACAATAGATAATATCATATTGTCTTGTTCATCATATATTACTTTATAAGGTAGTGAACGCCTTCCCCGCCATTTATGGGAGAATATGATTCTTTTGTAGGGTGGTTTTAACAATTTCCCATCGAGGTTATAAACTTTATTTATTGAATTTATTAATTCTGATTCTTTTGACATCTCATTTGATATTTCACTTATATCAATATATTGTGTGTCGTTTGGGTTAGGTAATTGGTTCAAATCCATTTTAATTATCCTCCTTTTTAATTTTCATTATCTTTTCTCAAGCTCGTTATAAAGCTCCCGGTTGTCTATGTATGTTTGAAGGTTAGGCATTGAATAGTTTATTAAAATTGAATTTACGATTCAAGCATTCTATTTTTTTATCAGGATAAAGACTGTGATACCTGCGGAGTATTACATCGATGTAGATTGGGTCTATTTCCATACCGTAACATATTCTGTTTGTTTGTTCGCAAGCGATAAGAGTTGAACCGGAACCGAGGAAGAGGTCAAGTGCAGATTGCATTGAAAAATTTATTATAAAATACTGTGCGAATTGAACTGGGAATACTGCTTTTATTAAATCTGAAAATTCTTTTTTTTGTCTCGATTTTATAAAAATAATATTTTCTAAATTCCCTCTGAACTTACTAACTCCAATTCTCCGTTTAGCTTCGTGATTGAAACAATAAATAAACTCAAATCTGGAATTAAGTATATTTTCACCCATTGCTGGTTCCGCCGACATTTTATCCCAGATTATATAATCAGAAAATGAATCTTTGAAATGATATAGGTATTCTATTAATGCAATTTTATTTCCTCTTACACTTTGAATATTTATAAAACTGTAAATAGCAAAATGTAATGCTAATTCTGTAAAGCTTTTCAAAAATGTTAAGTAATCATTACTAAGTTTGTTATCTGAATTATTTAAATATTTTTTTTCATTTCCATTTGGAGTTCTACCAATATTATACGGTGGGGAACTGATAAGAATATCTGCTTTTTTGCCATCCATCAGATTCTCAACATCTTCTTTTAATGTAGAGTCGCCGCACATAACACGGTGCTTGCCGTCAAGCAAAAACAAATCGCCGGTCTTGCTAATCGCTTCCTTCTGCGGTTCAG